ACAACTAGGCCCTAAGAAAACTGCTGAGTTACAACATGATTGGAGCTTTTGGGCTAGACCTGAACAGTTAGAACCTGATGGAAACTGGAATACATGGGTAGCTCTTGCTGGTCGTGGTTGGGGTAAAACTCGTGCAGGTTCTGAATGGGTACGACATCGTATTAGGTCTGGTGATAAGATCGTACACTGTGTGGCCCCTACAAAAGGTGATGTCAGACGGGTTATGGTTGAAGGTGACTCTGGCCTTCTGAATGTCTGCTGGGAAGGTGATGAAACATATCGTGGTAAGCACATAGGCTACCCTGTATGGTCACCCACTAACAATAGCCTTACATGGGAGAATGGTGCTAAGGCTGTATTCTTCTCTGCTGAAGATCCAGAACGTCTTCGTGGTCCACAGGCTTACAGTGCATGGTGTGATGAGCTTTGTGCTTGGCGTAATGCACAAGACACTTGGGACATGATGATGTTTGGTCTACGTCTTGGTCGTCACCCTAAAGTATTTGTTACAACTACACCAAAGACAACTAAACTTATCCGTAATATCTTAGGGGATGAGAAGACTGTTGTAAGTAAAGGTAGCACATATGACAATGCTGCTAACTTGGCTGATACTTTCTTGGATGCTGTACGAAAGACATATGAGGGGACCAGATTAGGTCGTCAAGAACTTTATGCTGAGATCCTAGATGAAGCCTCTGGTGCTTTGTGGAATAGGGGTCTTCTAGCTAAGTGTGAAATAGATAAAGACGAAGTACCCACCCTTAATCGTATTGTCGTTGCTATTGACCCTGCGGTCACAGCTAATGCTGAAAGTGACATGACGGGTATTATTGTTGCTGGGGTTGATGTGAATGGTACAGCATATGTACTAGAAGATCATACTGGTCGTTACACACCACAACAATGGGCTTCAAAAGCTATACAGCTCTATAGAGATCACATGGCTGATCGTATTGTAGCTGAACGTAACCAAGGTGGGGACATGGTACGCCATACACTCCACACAGAGGATGAAACAGTTCCTGTCAAGCTCGTACATGCTTCTCGTGGGAAGATGGCACGGGCTGAACCTGTATCTGCTTTATACGAACAAGGTAAAGTAAAGCATGTACGTGGACTTAATGATTTAGAAGATCAGATGGTACAGTGGGAACCTCTAGGGTCCATAGGCTCACCAGACCGTCTTGATGCTTTAGTTTGGGCTTTAACGGACCTCTCACTTAACGGATATGCAAAACCACAATTAAAATTAGCATACTCCAGTGCCAAAGGTTTAATGTAATAAGATGGCAAAGAAACTATCAGAAACGGAAGCAACCCAGATCCTTGGAGTTGCAGGTGACAATACACATAACGGTCAAATCCGTGCAGATGAGTTTCTGCCTGAATTACGTGGCAAAAGAGCTATCCGTAAGTATCGTGAGATGCGTGACAACGATAGTACCATTGGTGCTATTATGTATGCAACAGAACAAGTCCTACGTGACGTAGATCTTAAGGTTGTTCCTGCGAATGACACTGCTGCAGCTAAGAAAGAAGCTGAGTTTGTAGAGAGTATTTTTAAGGATATGGATCACAGCTTAGATGACCACATCTCTGAGGCTTTGTCGTCTCTGACATATGGTTTTGCTTGGTTCGAGGTTGTATATAAACGTCGTGGTGGTCCAAACAACCGTTCTGACAAATCTCGTTCTAAATATTCTGATGGTCGCATTGGTGTGCGTAAGATTGCCTCTCGTGCGCCTTGGACTGTATCTAAATTTGACGTTGACCAACAAACTGGTGATGTCCTTGGGTTATACCAAGACGGATCAGGGTACAACAATAAAAGTTATATTCCTACTCGTAAGTCTTTATACTACCGCACTACTTCAATCAATAATGATCCCGCTGGTCGGTCTATTCTACGCAATGCTTACACATCTTACGAGTACCTTAACAACCTTCAAGCTATCGAAGCGATTGCAGTTGAACGTGAACTGGCAGGTATTCCTGTTGCTCGTGTTCCTGCTGAGTATTTGTCTCCTGACTCTTCATCAGTACAAGCTCAATTCATCGGGAACCTGCAAACAATCTTGCGGGATGTCAAGTTCAACGAACAAGGATACATTATACTTCCTTCCGACACCTATCCCGATAAAGACGGAAGTCCTACCAACCAACGACTGGTAGATGTAGAGTTGATGGCATCTAATGGTACACGGAACATAGATATTGATCCTATTGTTCGTCGTTATCAGCATGACATTGCTCGTTCTGTTCTTTCTGAGTTTCTTATGCTTGGTGGTGGCAATACTGGCTCTTACGCCCTATCCAAGTCTAAGACAGACCTGTTCCTTCGTGCATTAGAGAGCTATATCCAAGCTATCGTCGATGTCCTTAACAAACAGCTTGTTGAACGCCTCTGGGAGTTGAACGGTCTGAACTATAAGTTGATGCCAACCATTGTTGCTGGTGATGTTGCTCCACATGACCTACGTGAGATTGCAGCCTTCCTACGCAACTTGAATGGTGCCAATATTGATGTGTCGTCTCACCCAGAGGTTATTCAAGACTTAATGGATATTGCTGAACTACGATATGATGCAGATGTAAACCAACAAGAACCACAGGAAGAAAAAGATGGCAACCCTAGCTAATGCCGTATTTGACAACGGTCTATCAACGCTGACAACTAATGGCACTCGCATTGACATCTGTTCTACAGAACCTACTACTTATGCAGAGGCCACTACCACTTATACTTTAGGTAACTCTACTATTACTACTGGTTCACCTGCAGATCGTACAGGTGGTGGCCGTGAGGTTACTGTAGGTGCTGTCTCTGATGCAAGTGTCACAGGTACTGGTACTGCAGCCTTCTATGCAATAACAGATGGCACAGCTAATCTTTATGCTACTGGGAGTTTAACAACTTCACAATCAGTGACAACAGGTAATACTTTCTCATTGGGGTCATTTACTATCGGTATCCCTGACCCAGCCTAAAGGGTTTAGGATATGTCTAGCAGGATATTACAAGAGGACAGTAGTCTCCTCTTAACAGAATCCAATGATGCTATTATCAATGATAACTTCATTGCAACAGATAGTATCACTACAGGATCTCCTAGTGTCAGTACCACAGGTATTACACAGGATCATAACTCTAGTCCTGCTAATATAAGCACTGCCCCATCTGTAGTTTCTACAACGGGGATTACACAGGATCATAACTCTAGCCCTTCTGTAATAGTTACTAGCCCTGTTGTAATTTCTACAGCAGATCTTACACAAAACCATAGTGTATCTGCTACCAGTATACAGACCAATGTTCCTGCTGTTGAGACCACAACTGTAACTCAATCTCACAGTTTTACAGTTACTGCTATTGTCACAGGTCAAGTTGCGGTCTCTACAACAGGTCTTGTACAAGTACATAGCTTCCAAGCAAATGACATTGTAACAGGATCTCCTATAGTTCCTAGTGCAACGGCAACAGAAGATGAGAACTTTAGTGTTGGAACTATACTTACTGGTAATCCAGTTGTAGATCCCACCAGTATAAGTCAAACACATAACTTAGGTGCTTATGATATACGCACAGGACGGGTAGTACTAGGTACTACAGCAGATCCAAACTGGATTATACAACAAGAGATAAGGGAAATACAGATGATGTTCGGTGGTTGGCCAAGAAGGGCTTATGAAGTCCCTGACGGACGGTTAGTACAAGCTGAACGTGAGATTGAGGCTACTTTTGGTGATAGGGTTTCTATTGACCGTAAAGCTAAATCCCTTATCAAGTTTGGTAAGTCTGCTGAATTATCAACAGACCGTGAGACTATCTGGAATGTAGGTGGACATGAAACCTATGTGACTGGTAACACTATTACTCATGTTTCCTCATCTTCTGCTTCTGACACACAGTCTATCAAATTGGAGTGCCACACAGTATCTGGAACAGGGACAGACTCTCAGTTCACCTTTGTTGTCCAGACCGTAACCCTGAGCGGTCAAACTCCAGTAGCACTAGACACTCCAGTTGCTCGTGTCTCTCGTATGTTCAATGATAGTGGTACAGAGCTAGTTGGTAATGTGTATGTCTATGAGATTGATGGCACTACAGTAACTGCGGGTGTACCTTCCCCAGCTTCTAAGATCCACTCTAAGATTGATGCAGGTTTCCAACAAGGATTTAAAGCTGCGACAACCTTCTCTAATGAAGATTACTACGTCCTGACTGGCGGTTTTGGCTCAGTATCTTATAAGCAGTCTGCTGCGGTAGATTTTTATCTAGAAGTCCGACAAGCTGGTAAGGTATTCATTGAGAATGCTGCAGTCTCAGCTAACGCTTCTGGAGGTTCTTGGCAAATTGATTTAGATCCAGCAATTATTATCCCTAAGAATGCTGATATACGGATCACTTGTGAATCAGGGTCTCAAGGTGCTGTCGTATATGGCAGCTTTAAAGGTTATTTAGCAAAGGTCATCGGATAATGCCCTACTCATCATCATCAAAGGTTCCATCAAACGTACCTGACTCAAAGAAGAAGCAGTTTATGGAAGTCTTTAACTCAGTGTACAACAAAACTAAAGATGAAGGACGAGCTATGGCTGCTGCTTACAGTGCAATCAAGAAAGCACAATACGCTAACGACATCTTCACTACAGAGATGGAAGCTGTCTCACGTAGTTATGACATGGGTCTAAATGGTCAAGTACACGTCTCTGACTACATGGGTCAAGCTGTATATATGCCAGCAGAGAGCCATGAAGCATACTTAGCTTACTATGAGCCTTCTACAGGCGCAGAAGAGGTCTCTTATGAGGGTGAGTACCAAGAAGAGCCAGAAGGCTCACCAGTGGACCGCTTAGAGGCTCTCAGGGTCATTGTACAAGAGGTCATGAAAGAAGAATTTGCCAAGGCTGAATACCAAGGTGAAAAAGTAACTTTAAACAAGCCACGTCGTATTCAAGGTGGCAACAAAAAGTTTGAAGTGTTCGTTCAAGATGGCGACAAAGTGAAACGAGTTACTTTCGGAGATCCTAACATGGAGATCCGTCGGGATAACCCAAAGGCTCGTGCTAATTTCCGTAGTCGTCATTCATGTGATACTGCAACAGATAAGACATCAGCACGTTACTGGTCTTGTCGTATGTGGGAAGGAGGCACTTCTGTGTCTGAATTAACAAAGAGTGTTGAGGGTACTATTCTCAAGGCTGATGATGAACAGCGTATGGTATACGGTTGGGCATCTGTCGTCACAGAGAAGGGTGAACCTATCATCGACCGTCAAGGCGATGTAATTGAGCCTGACACATTGGTACGTGCCGTAAACAAGTTTATGGAACATGTTCGTGTCGGTAAAGAAATGCATTCAGGGGATCAAATTGGGGCGGTTATCCACTCCATGCCTATCACTAAAGAGATTGGTGAATCCCTTGGCATACAGAGTGACCGTGAAGGTTGGATCGTAGCGTTTAAAGTTTATAACGATGACGTTTGGGCCAAGGTCAAATCTGGTGAACTTGCGGCTTTCTCTATTGGGGGCCGTGCAATCAAGGAGGACTACAGTGCCTAACCTTTTAAAACAATTAGAACTGGATGAGTTATCTCTAGTAGATCGTCCTGCTAACGCACAGGCAATGGTCTCCTTGTTTAAACGTGATAACTCCGATGGAGAAACTATGACAGACCAAGAAAAGATGGACTGCCCAGATTGCACTGCTGAAAAAGCATGTGGTCAACACGCAGCCGAAATGGAAAAGGCCGAAGAGCTTGTAGAAGAAGTAGCTGAGAAATCAGAAGCAGACGTTCTACAAGAGGAAGTTGCAGCCCTTAAAGCTGAGAACGAACGCCTTCGCAAGTCTTTGATTGAGAATGGCTTTGTAATTAAAGCTGAAGCAATCGAAAAGAAAGCTACACCAGAGTACATTGAGTATGATGGTGAGAAAATCAATAAAGCTGACATCCCTGCGCCTATCTTGAAGGCTTTGGAAGAGGCAGAATTTGCTAAAGCAGATCTAGAGTTGACAAAACGTGCAACAGAAGCTCTGCCCCACTTTGCAGAAGACGTAGCTAAATCTTTGGTTGCTGAATTTGGTGAAGTAGAAGCAATCATGGAAGCTCTGAAGGCTGCAGATGCAACTTTCGCAGAGTCTATGGAAGAGGTAGGTAAGTCTGCTGCAGAATCAGAATTTACATCTGCTGCTGATAAACTTGAAGCTCTTGTTAAGTCCCACATGGACGAAAACAAAATGAAAAAGAGTGATTATGCTAAGGCTTATGCCGCCGTAGCTAAAACCGACGAAGGTAAAGCTCTTATCAACAAATCCTATAAAGGGGAATAATTATGGCTGTAATGCAATCCCGTGACACACGGACATTCATTGCTGGCGAAGACCTATCGTCGGCACAATTTAAATTCGTAACATTAGAATCAGATGGTCAAGTAGACTTGGCTGACGCTGCAGGTGAAAATGCAATCGGCGTATGTTTGGTTGGTGGCACAGCAGGTAAAGCTGTAACTGTCGCCGTTTCTGGTAAAGTTATGGTAACTTCTGGTGGCACTATCGCTGCTGGCGCACAAATTCAAACAGATGCTTCTGGCGACGCTTTGACAGCAGCAACAGGTGACGTTGTTCTAGGTTATGCTTTGGAATCAGCAGTAGATGGGCAAATCTTTGCTATCGAACTGATCCAAGGTGGTAACGTAGCGGCTTAATCTGCTTAGAAAGGAATTATAGAAATGCCTATGTTGACACCATCCTCGGTCCATATCGACCAGCCGTTGACTAACCTAACGATTGCTTACGTTCAGGATCAGTCTAACTTCATCGCAGACAAAGTATTCCCAACTGTTGGCGTACAAAAACAGTCTGACAAATATTACATCTATGACCGTGACAACATGAACCGTACAGGTGACGTTGCGAAATTGGCTCCACGTACAGAAGTCAACCGCATCGGTATGTCATTGTCAACCGACAGCTACTATGCAGACGTATATGGTCTGGGTATGGACTTCGATCAGCAAACTCTTGCTAACGAAGATGCAGCCTTGGACATCCGTTCTGCAGGTGCAACAACTCTGGTTAACCGCCTGTTGATCCACCGTGAAGAGCAGTTTGCTTCAACATTCTTCGTCAATGGCGTATGGGGTTCTTCCTCAACACCATCAAACTTGTGGTCAGACTACACAAATGGTACACCAATTCAAGACGTAACTGTTGCACGTCGTACCATGCAGTTGAAATCTGGTGGCTACAAACCAAACACAATGGTTGTTGGTAAAGAAGTCCGTGACATCCTGATCAACCACCCAGACATTCTGGCTCGTTTGAATGGCGGCGCAACTGTTTCCAACACTGCACTTATCACCAATGCTAAATTGGCTGAGATCTTTGAAGTAGAAAACTTCTACGTCATGGAAGCAGTGAAAAACGCTTCTGTTGAAGGTGTTGCAGAATCCAACGCATTCATCGGTGGTAAACATGCTCTGTTGGTTAACACTGCGTCTAACGCAGGTCTGATGACACCAATGGCGGGTGCAACCTTCGCTTGGAACACACTAGACGGTGTGAACAACTTGGGTATCACTGTTGAGTCATTCTCTGACGATGCACTGAAGCGTATGCAAGTTGCAGAACATATCCAAGTTAAAATGGCTTATGACATGAAAGTCACAGGCGCAGACTTGGGCTACTTCTTCAACGGCGCAGTAGCATAAAATACTTTGGTGGGGGCTTCGGTCCCCACTCCCTCCCGACAATAGGTGACATATGATCCGACAAGAAAATGTACCGCTTCAGTTAGACCGACCAGTGTTTGTAAGGATACCCTTTACGTCAGGTAGTCGTCAACTAGAGGCAGGTGATGAATTTAAGTGGAAAGAGTTAGGTATCGACGAACAAAAGGTTCTAATCCTTTACCGTGAACGATATATCCACCACAGCTCAGAATTGGAAGTTGCCCGTAAAGTTGGCGACGGTCTGGAAGAACTTGATGTAGATGCATTACATGCTGTTGTAGACAACATCAATACCAAGGTTCAGAAGAAGACAAATACCCAAGTCGAGTTTGACAGGAAGAAATGTAAGAAGTCCAAAATCGCAGATAAGCAACGTGGACTAATTCGAAGCTGGCGTAGAACATACGGACATTACGAGGTAGATTGATGGCTTGGAGCTATGACGAAACTGATTTGAGTACGACCACAGGTTCTGGTCGGTTGAACTCTGTCCGTTTGTTGTTGGGTGATACCGACACGAACGACCAGCAAGTTAAAAATGAAGAAATCGTTTTCGCATTAGCTCAGTCTAACGATAACGTCTACTATGCTGCAGCATGGGCTGCTAGGACTATCTCTGCACAATATGCACGTAAGGTAAACACATCACTAGATGGAGCTTTAAGTGCAGATTATAGCAACTTATCCAAGCAGTATTCTGCACTAGCAGAGAACCTAGAATATCAAGGCAAGAAGACTTCTGCTGTAGTTGGTATTAAAGCTGGTGGTATCACCAAAACTGCCGTTGACGGTGTACGTGCTAATACAGATCGTATTGCTCCATCATTCCGTCGTGACCGCTTCCGCAACCCACCTAGTTACAGTGGTGATGAGTACGGTTCTGATTTCGACTAAGGGGGTCTTAGATGTCATTTCGATCATTCGACCTTTACAATCTAGTCAAAGACTTTGGTGAAGAGGTTACACTCCGTAAGAAATCTACTGCGGGTACTTATAACCCTGCCACAGGTTCTGTTGATGGGTCTGCTACTACAAACTATGCAGTGACAGCTTACTTTTATAATTACGACAACGGTATTATTGCTAACGTAGATGAAATACGTCGTGGTACTCGTAAATGCGTTATTTCTGCACTAGGATTAGCTGTAGAACCTGACGACGAAGATCAGATCTTAGGTAATGGTGATACCGTTAACATTGTCTCTGTTACAACTATCTTTTCTAACGGATCTAAGATTTGCTATTTATGTGATGTGAGGGAATAATGAGTATTCAAGCTACCCTCAAAGTTAACCCAAGCCTAAAGCAAAAGATGCGGATGGTTGAACAACAGACAGAAGATCTAATTCGCAATAAGCTAAAAGCTATTGCCACAACTGCTGTACAATACTCACCTGTCGATACTGGTGCATATGTAACATCACACTCTTTGCAAGCTGGCTCTAATACTTATGGTCGTGGTTATTCATCTTCTAATAAACCTAGAGGTCAAGATGACAGGGTAAAGAAAGCCGAGGCTTTGGATAATCTTATGGGTGACATTGCTAAGTTAGACCTTGAAGGTATGAAAAAAGTAACTCTTCGTAATGATAGCCCACATGCACAGACAGTAGAGTATAAGCATGGATATGCAGTATACGCAAAAGTGAGAAACATTCATGGCTAGTATTCATAATGACATCCGTGCTGCACTAGAGACTGAATTATCTAATGTGTCTGGTTTGCCTAGCATAGCTTATGAGAATGTCTCATTCAGCCCTACGACTGGTACAAGCTATATCCAAGTACGATACATCCCGACACTACGCAGACCTGCAGTGCGTGGTTTGAACCCACAACAAAGATACGATGGTGTCTTGCAGGTTATTTGTTATGCCCCAGAGGGTAACGGTCCTGCCACTGCAGATGATCTGGCCAACAAAGTTATTGATGCTTTTGAGGCTACAACAGATATAGAGTATACAAACTCTGATCTAGAAACTATCATAGTGTCCATAGATTATGCTGAAAGACAGCAGGGCTTTGTGGACAGTCCTTGGTACTACGTGCCGATTAATATCGGCTGGTACATATATAATTAATTAGGAGAATAAAATGGCCTTTGCACAGGGTTCTCGTTCCACGCTGTCTTACATCGAAGAGGTAACTTTCGGTACGACACCTGCTGGAAACTTTCAAAACTTACCATTCAACACACACTCACTTAACCTAACTCGTGATCGTGTTGCAGGTAATGAAATCCAAGCTGACCGTATGACACGAGTTGACCGTCATGGTAACACTCAAGTTGGTGGTGATATTGTAGTTGACCTACGTGATGGGGATTTTGATGCCTTCCTAGAGGCTGCTATGTTATCGACATGGGATACAAGTCCATCATCAGCACCAGACGTACTCAAAGTTGGTACAACACCTAAATACTTCTCTATCGAAGATTATGCTGCTGACATCGACCAAGCTCGTTTGTTCACAGGTTGTACGGTATCAACAATGGGTATTTCTATGGCCCCCAACCAAATGGTAACAACAACCTTTGGTATTGTTGGCTCTAACATGACTATTGGTACTACACAGAAGACCCAAGACGCCTCTTCATCAGCACAGCCATTTGACGCTTACTCAGGTGACTTAGCTATTGGTAACGTAGGATCTTCGTCTTCTGCAGCTATCATTACTGCGATTGACTTCACACTAAACAACAGCTTCTCACCAACATTCGTTATTGGCAACTCTTTTGCACCATCTCTAGAGTATGGTATGGCAGAGATTGAAGGTACATTCACTGCGTACTTTGAAAATGACGCTTTGATTAACCGCTTCTTGAATGAAGTCGAAAGCGAACTGGTAATCACAGTTAATGACCCTTCAGCAGCTAACGAATACGAATTTAAATTCCCTCGTATTAAAGTTAACTCTGCAGACGTAGGTGTTGATGGCCCTCTTAGCCGCCTTATCACTATGTCATTCGTTGGTCTATATGACTCAACAGAAGGTACAAACTTTAAAATCAGTCGCCCAGAGACTGCGTAATCCTCTAGCTAGAGGCGGGGGAGTGTTGGTGTCGGGTCTGATGCTCCCCCATTTAAATTGACCCGATAATTCGACAACAAATAAGGAACTCGACAATGGATTTGAAAGATCTTACACCTAGTAGTGACACTGTAGAGGTTACTATTGTTCATCCTAATACCTATGAACCTCTGACTAACGAAGATGGTTCACCTATGGTAATTACAATGTATGCCCCACACTCTAAAGAGTATAAGGCTGCAATGCATGAACAAACTAACCGTCGTCTTAAGCAAGCTCAATCTAAGAAAAAGGTTGATATTACTGCAGAAGACCTAGAGGATGCTACTATTGAGCTTTTAGTAAAGGCAACTAAAGACTGGAAGATTACTTACGGTGGTGTAAAACCTAAGTTCTCTGTTGCTAAAGCTAAAGAGATCTATGAAGAAGTGTTTTGGATTAAAGACCAGATTGAGGAGGCTTTAGGCAACTCTCTGGATTTTACGAAGAAGTAGTATCTGATTTAATACAGTGGGCTGAACATAACTTTAAGCTCAATAAACCTACTGAGTCAGGTACTACAGAACGAGAACACTTAGAACAAGTAGAAAGGCAGACTGGACGTAAAGTAGAAGCATTGGAACCCCCGACAGATTTCCCAATACTACTATCACACATCTGGTCTGCCTTTATTAGTTTAAGCAATGGTAGGAGTATGGGGTTCTCTGGACCTAACCCTATCGGATACGAACAAATAAAAGCATGGAAAGAATTGACGGAGACACCTTTGGCAGCTTGGGAAATAGAAGCAATCAAACGTCTTGATGTCGTATACTTGGGGGTAGCTAATAGTGGCTAGTGATATTAAGGTAGTCTTTGAAGCAGATACAGCACCTATTGACCGTGCTGTACGACTGCTGGACAATCTAGAAGCGGAACTCCGTGATGTTCAACGTGCTGAGAAGCAAGGTCTTATAACTAAGAAGAGACTTAGCCAAGAGACTGCCCGTCTAAATAGTAACATTGATAAACTTAAAACTCTATCTCGTGGTAGTGCAAAAGACTTTCGTAGGTTTGAGAAGTCCCTCTATGGATCTGGCAAGGCTGCTCGGGCTAATGAGGTGGCTCTACAACAAGCTGGTTATCAAGTACAAGACTTTATTGTTCAAATTCAGTCAGGCACTAACCCACTTATCGCATTCTCACAACAAGGTTCCCAGTTAGCAGGTTTCTTTGCTGGCCCTTGGGGTGCAGCTATTGGTCTGGGTATTGCTGCTGTAGGTTTTCTTGGTACTGCATTACTTGGCTTAGGTGAAAAGTCCGATAAAATAAAAAAGCAAATGGAGAACTTGAATGAGACGTTGTCATTGTATAGTGACTTGTCTTCTCAGATCTCTGACTCTAAGGCCCTTTCAGAAGAGTTTGGAAACCTTGCAAACCAAGCAAGGTCTATGCTTGAGGCATTGCAACAGATACAAGGTATCACTTTAAGTAAACAAATCTCCGAGTTTGGTGGTCTTGGTGAAATAATACGAAACATAAGTTATGAATCGGATAAAAATGGTTTTCTGGGGCTTGGCGTTAAAAAGGTGCAAAGGCTTGACCCAAGTCAAATTGATGCCGCTTCAGAGTTTCTTGGGGTATCTGACAAATCAGTTGCAGAGTCTTCACGTTATGCGGGAGAATATTTAAGACTTTTAGAGGGTTTACAAAAAGCAAAGGGTTTAAAAGAACAAGCTGCTGCCGCTGGAGAACTGAGTAAGTTCTTAAAAGAGCATGTTAATAGTTATGAGCTATCTGAGGAAGCCACTAATGCCATTTCTGCTGTGCAGGAAAGATTATTGCAGATCACAAAACTTCAAGGGCAAGAGCAGCAAAAAAGTGCTTCTAAACTACAGCAAATCCAAACTGATGCTATGGCTATGGAAGCTGAAATTGCACAGGAACAGTTAGATAACATAAAGAGAAACTACACTTTTGCTGGTCGTCTAATGCAAGAGGCTGCAACCGAACAGGCAGCTATTGACGCAGGAAGACAAAGTAGGATAGAAGCTAACTACCAGATTTCTGGACGTTTGATGACCCAAGCTGCGCAAGAAGAGCAAGACGCACAAAATCAGTTATACACCAATTCTATGCTTGCCATTCAGAATGCAATGGCTCAAGAAATTACCAAAGCTAAAGAACAAAAGAAGCTGGCTGATGAAACACATGCCTATATGATGGCACTGCAGAATGCCTATTACGCAGATGCTAAGAAACAAGCTGGTGAAGTTGCATCTGCTACATATATGGCTAATTATAAGGCTGTATTAGCTTACCAAGCGTATGGTGAAAGCCGTATGGCAGCACCAGAAGACCCAGTAAAACCTAAGAAAACCCCTAAAGGCCCTAAAGCTTCAACCATCGAAGATACCATCAAACAACTTCAACGTCAGGCTGATAAAGATAAGCAACTTGTTCGACTAACTGGTCAGAAGAGACGTGAAGAAGAACTCTTCATAGACCTTAAGAATGCAAATGCTGATGCTGACATTAAGACCTCAGAGACACGTCTTCGCACAATAGCTCAAGAAATATCTGCGATGGAAGAACGTAATCGTGTGATAGAGGCAGCTAGACAACAGCAAGAAGCCTTAAAGGGTACAATCGAATCTTCTATGGAAGATGCCTTCATGTCTATCGTAGATGGCACTAAAACTGTAGAGCAAGCCTTTAAAGATATGGCACGTCAGATTATCGCTGAACTATATCGTGTCCTTGTCGTTAAGAAGATGGTTGCAGCAATTAGTAGTGTCTTACCATTTGCAAATGGTGGTGTATTCCAAGGTGGATCTCAAGTTAAAGCATTCGCTAGTGGTGGTGTCGTAGGTGGACCTACATACTTCCCAATGTCTGGTGGTAAGACTGGTCTAATGGGTGAAGCTGGTC